GTCTCTGACGAATCCCAGTACATGTTCATCAACCCGATGGTGAACTCCAAGCTCTCCAACGCAGGCGACGCATTCAAGCCGACTTCTGCCGACCCGATTTTCTCCAAGGGCCTCATCGGCAAGCTTGGTGAAACGGAAGTCCGTACGAACCAGTTCATGCCGCTCGTCATCATCACTCCAGCCCTCGCTGCTGACTTCGCTGCTCACAGCTCTGACGGTGTGACCTATGCCGAAACGGACAGTGACGGTATCGCAACCCTCACCTTCACTGGCATGACCCAGAAGTTCCCGAAGGGCTCTGTGGTATGGTTCGACAACGCCTACGCTACCGACCTCGTCGGTGACCGCACCAGCTCTCTCAAGGCATTCATTGCCATTGAAGACGGAACGGCTAACGGCGTGATGGTCGTGAAGGCCCTCTCTGCCGAAGACTGGGTTGGTCAGGGAACGAAGATTCTCTGCAAGGCTGACGGCTCCGCTTTCGGTGCCACCAAGGCTTCTGCTATCACCGCATTCAACAGCGGCGCTGGCACTCCGATTGGCTTGGAAGCTGGCAAGTACTTCTCTGGCCTCGTCCGCTTGGACGGTGCTATGGAATTCGAAACCGTTGACGAAATCGACGCTTCGAACGCCGACACCGAACGTGCTGACAACGAAGGCATCGTTATCTTCCAGAACCGTGCAATCGACACCATCAAGGGCTCTAACGTGACCCGCTGGACCACTACGGTCATGGCTGGCATTGTGGAACCTCGTGCCGTGGCACTCGTCCTCGTGAAGGATGCCGACGTGAACAAGGTCAAGCTTGTTTAACGAGAAGGGCGGGCCCTCGAACCCGCCATTCTAATCCTCAAATGTCTGATGGGCCTTGCCTGTCAGGCATTTTTTATTCATCCTTGTTTATGCAGCTAACCTTTCCAGTGCCTATGCTTTCCTTGTACTCGGCGTAGGCCTCGTCAATCCATGCGTCCAGTTGTTCCTTCCTTTCCCTTTCCTTGAACACCTTCTTGTAGTACTTGAGCACTGCGACGTACATTGAGCGGTAGACGTAGCTGTACGGCTTGACACCTTCCTTGATGTAGTGGAGCGAGTTCCACCCGTCCATGAACATAAGGTCGGTCAGGTCGTCCATCTCCCATTTAGTAGGGTTGACCTTGGGGTGTTCCAGCACGATGTTCATCATTGTCATGACGTATGTATAGAGCCTGTTCTCTTCGGCGTTCGTCAGCGTATTTGCGTTGTACTTGCCGACGAGTGCCGTGAAGTCAGCCATGTCGAGGTCGTATCCTTTGTTGAACTCTGGGCTTTGATAGCTGATGTCCTTTTGTCTCTTTCTGTCGATTGGTTTCCAGATTAATAGTTCCATAAAACTCCTGTGTTTTCCACACATATAGTTTATATACTCTAACCATAAAAATACTTATTTATAACGCAAAAATACATATACGAATTTTGGCCACAGCTATGCCTTGGAGGAAGGAATATGGCTCTTAATTATCTTTTGGACCCGATGTTCCAGATTGAGAACAGTGCGGGCAAGCCTGCTACTGACGGCTGGCTGGAAGTCTACATTCACGGAACTCGTGAGAAATACTACTGTGCATCGAACTTCGACGGCACACTTCATCCTTTCAAGATTAAGCTGGACTCCCTCGGCTCGAACATCGTCCTTGCCGACGACGGCCAGTCCTACGACGTATACGCATATAACCGTTTCGGCTCTCTGTTGATGAGCCGCTACAACGTGCAGCCTGGTTCTGGCGGTTCTGGCTCTGGCGGAACAGTCGGGGAATTGCAGCACTGGCTTGGCATGTATGGCCCTACGTACACAAACTTCCCAGGAGACAACGCTGGCCATACATTAGGCATTCCTAGGCAGAGCGTGGACTACGAAGGAGATTTCATTGACCATATTTCAACGGCTCCATATCCTGACGGAGACGTTCCTGCATACATTTATCTGAAACCAGGCCTCTACCACATCGACTGCGTAATCCGCTACCAGCAGAGCACTGGAGACATCAAGAACACTCTTGACGAGGTATTGATTTACACTGGTCATGGAAACGCCAACGAGGATGTTGCATATCAGCTCGACGCCTCTGGACCAGAGACAAACGGCAACCGTCACTGCTTGAAGCAATCGTTTATCCGTAAGGTTACGGAAGATGACGGCGGCCTCCTGTACTTCGCCCCAGGCACTCCTACTGACTGGACTGATGCATACATCCAGACTTTGTCTATTGTGAAGCTAGACGGCGTACGGGGCCAACGTGGTGAGACAGGTGCGACTGGCTCTGAGGGAAAGTCGGCTTATGAGGTTTGGTTGGAGGCTGGCCATTCTGGCACGGTTGAAGATTACCTCGAAGACATCAAGGGAGCGACTGGCGAACAAGGCATCCAAGGCATTCAAGGCCCGAAGGGCGATACGGGTGACCAGGGCGAGCCTGGTGTAAATGGTGCAACGGGTGCAGACGGACAGTCGGCATACGAATTGTGGCTGGAAGAAGGTCACACTGGTTCCGAGGAGGAGTTCCTCAACAGTCTAGTCGGTCCTAAGGGAGATACTGGCGAACCCGGTCCAAAGGGCGATACTGGTGAAACCGGGGCGACGGGTCCTGCGGGTGAGATTCCTTTCACCGTTCCTTTCGAGGCAGGCGAAGGCATCATCATGGAACTCGATTCCGATGGCGAGGAACTGAAGGTCATCATCTCGGTTGACAGCGACAACGTCCAGCACAGGCTCGTGGCGGGTTCTAATGTTACGATTGACAGCGACAATGTTATCAGTGTAGATGTACCAGAAGAAAGCAACGTGTTCATAGCCAAGGTGAACGTAACCAGCTATGACGACATCAAGGCGGCTCTCGATGCAGGCAAGGCTGTAATCGCAGTTGACGGCATCTTGCAGTACAACGTGGTGTCAAACGCAGACGGCGTATGGGGAACCCCGTGCGTATTCTTCGGCACGCTTGCTGACCAGTTCCAGTCTGGCTTCCCGAGAAGAATCCTGTATGCGGCAAGAAAGCTTCCAGACGAAAGTACACAGTGGTCCAAGTTCTCTGACGAGGAAATGGCTACTGCGTCCAAGGTCAATACAAAGCAGGACAAGCTCACGCAAGGCAGCGGAATTTCCATTGTGGATAACGTAATCTCCGTCGACTCCGATTCGCTTCCTCCTGGCGAGACTGGCGCAACTGGCGCTACGGGCGATACTGGAGCCACGGGTGAAACTGGTGCTACTGGCGCTACGGGCGAAACAGGTGCGACGGGTGCCGATGGAAAGTCTGCTTATGAAATCTGGTTAGAAAATGGTCATACTGGAACAGTAGAAGATTTCCTTGCAAGTCTCGTAGGAGCTAAGGGTGATACTGGTGCGACGGGCGAAACAGGAGCTACGGGCGCAACAGGTGAAAAGGGAGATACTGGTGCTCGTGGTGAAACTGGTGCTACTGGCGAGAAAGGCGACACTGGTGCTACGGGTGAAAGGGGTGAAACTGGTGCTACTGGCGATACAGGCGCTGACGGACTTTCTGCGTATGAAATCTGGTTGGCGAATGGACACACTGGAACTGAATCAGACTTCCTTGAAAGCCTAGTAGGACCCCGTGGTGAAACTGGAGCAACAGGTGAAAAAGGCGACACGGGTGCTAAGGGAGATACTGGTGATACGGGCGCTCGTGGTGAAACTGGTGCAACGGGTGAAACAGGTGCTACTGGTGAAAAGGGTGACACAGGTGCCGATGGCAAGTCTGCGTATGAAATCTGGTTGGAAAACGGACACGCTGGAACAGAACAGGATTTCCTTGCATCTCTCGTAGGTGCAACTGGCGCAACAGGTGAAAAGGGCGATACGGGTGCTCGTGGTGAAACAGGTGCAACTGGTGAAAAAGGTGACACAGGAGCTCAGGGCGAAAAAGGTGACACTGGTGCTACTGGCGAAAAGGGTGACACTGGTGCAACAGGTGAAAAAGGTGAAACTGGCGCTACTGGTGAGACAGGTGCTGATGGAAAGTCTGCCTATGAAATTTGGATAGACCAGGGTCATACTGGTACAGAACAGGATTTCCTTGCATCTCTCGTAGGCGCTACGGGTGCGACTGGAGAAACAGGTGCAACTGGTGAAAAGGGAGACACTGGTGAAAAGGGCGATACTGGTGCGACAGGTGAAAAAGGTGATACAGGTGCAACTGGTGAAACTGGTGCAACTGGCGAGAAGGGTGCTACGGGTGACACTGGCGCTGACGGTAAATCTGCCTATGAAATATGGCTCGAAAACGGTCATAGCGGAAGTGAAGCCGACTTCCTTGCCAGCCTTGTCGGAGCGACGGGCGCTACGGGTCCCAAGGGCGATACTGGTGAATGGGGTGGTGAAGTTGACCAGAACTACGATGCAACCTCTTCTAACCCACAGAGCGGAACCGCAGTTGCAGAAGCTGTTGCAACCAAGGAAGACGAGTTCGAAGCTGGTCCAGGCCTTGAATTCACCGACAGCGACGGCAACAGGATTCTCCAAGTCCAAGGCCCCGTTGATGTAGTGGCTGGTCCTGGAATCGTGATTGACAACCCAGATGGAAACACGCTCAGGATTAGTCAGGCTACTCCGAGTGATGAGACTGTTCTGTGGACAGGTGCAGTACATACTGCTAGCACTCAGCTGAATATGTCAGAAGACGTAGGAAACTTCGAACTTCTAAGATTTTTCATCAAAGAAGATAATACTGCTATAGCAACGCACGTTGCCGAAACAGTAGCCGACGCACAATATGTTTACATAGGATGCTTAAGAACTAATGGCAACAGTGCTGGTGTAGAGTTGATGACAACCCTAATTAAATCAAACGACGGGAAAACCCTTACTATTGACCGTAATATTATCAGGACTAATGGAACATCAGGAACAAGCTCTGCTGATATCATCAAAATAGTCGGCATCCACCGCATCGCCAACAACTAGGAGGAATTATGTCAGATAACAATCAAATGATGTCAGTACAGGGCCAACTCGTGGGCATGCCTCTCGCTGGCCCCGAATCCTTTTCGCAACAGCAGCTGGAATACTTGAAGCGGGCGTTGGGAATCGATGAGACTGTGCTGTGGAGCGGTACAAGAAGAAGCTCTGTAACACTCAGTGAAAGTGCTTACAACTTCGAGTTCATCAGAATTGAGCTTGATGAAGGAAACAGTAACGCACCAGACCCTGTAATTACTATTAAGCCAAAAAATATTATGAGCTTTTGTTTTGGTTTTGGCGACGCCAATGCTTTCATTGCTCTAGTAAAAGCAACTCTAACAGACAACACTGCACTTGCGTTTTCCGCAACAAAATCTTTAAAATTCGGGTCATTCACTAGCACGCAAGTATCTATTACAGCAGAGTTGAATAATGACCAGGTAACTAACTCTATTGTCAAGGTAGTCGGCGTCCACCGCATCGCAGGAGGTAACCAATAATGACAGCAGTTAATTTAAACAGGGCTATTAGAGGCCCAGTGACGGCGGTGCCAGTGGTTGCTGGCAACGGTGTACGACTTGTTGCGGACACGGTTAACAACAGGTTCGTTGTAGAGGCTGATGAGACCGTGCTGTGGAGCGGTGATACTGGCCAAATTACTTCTGCGACCGATGGGTCCTTGGTGCTGTCCGAGGCGGCTGAACACTTCGAGTATTTATTGGTCTATGTAAGCGGTTCCGCAATGAGCGGAGGTATTGCGGTATTACAGTTCAAGCCGAGCGGGGACAACACCAGCTTTTACCCACTTACCGTAAGCTACACGAACGACGGCACTACCGTGTTTACGGACAGCTGCGTTGTCAAAATAGGCGGTACGGCGTTCTACATTAAATCAGGCATGCGCATTGGTGTAAGCTCTACTGGGGCCGTTCAAGGCGCAACGAACCGTGGTCCTATCATCAAGCAGATAATCGGCATCAACCGCATCGCTTCTAACTAGGAGAATTTATCATGAAAATGCCACTTACACACGCTGATTTATTGCTCACGATTGCCAAGGGAGACACTGGTGCTCCTGGTGAATCCGCATATGAAATCTGGCTCGAACAGGGCAACACGGGTTCAGAACAGGACTTCTTGGACAGCCTTGTCGGACCAAAGGGCGATACGGGAGCTCAGGGCGAACCTGGTCCAAAAGGTGACACAGGTGAACAAGGCCCAAAGGGCGATACAGGTGAACAGGGAGCCACGGGTGCGACGGGTGCTCCATTGACCTGGGATGACCTCACCGAAGAGCAGAAGGCCTCGCTTAAAGGTGCAACAGGCAGTACTGGCGAAACAGGAGCTACGGGAGCTGACGGAAAATCCGCTTACGACATCTGGTTGGAAGAAGGTCATACAGGAACTGTTGAAGACTTCCTTGACAGCATTGTCGGAGCTACGGGTGCGACGGGCGCTGACGGCGCTGACGGAAAATCGGCATACGACATCTGGCTCGAAGAAGGCCACACTGGAACGGTTGAAGATTTTCTTGAAAGCCTTGTCGGTGCTACGGGCGCTGACGGTCTGTCTGCGTATGAATTGTGGATTCAGGAAGGCCATACGGGAACCATTGAAGATTTCCTCGAAAGCCTTGTTGGTGCAACCGGGGCGACCGGGGCGACCGGGGCGACCGGGGCGACCGGGGCGACTGGTGCTACTGGGTCTACTCCTCTTGTTGTCCCACTTCGTGCAGGTGAGAATGTAGTAATAGAAGTCGATTCCGACGGTGTCACTATATCAGCAGAAGGACTTACCTACCATTCTGGTACTGGAATCACTATCGACTCCGATGGTGTAGCAAGGGTTATATCCGCAAAGATTGGAACTGGGCTTGATTTTGATTCCGACGGTAATATCGAAGTTGATTCTACCATTGCTACAAAGACCTACGTTGAGAACGCAGTTAACGCTGCTCTCGGAACCATCGAGACTGCACTAGGAGGTATCTAATGAGCGTAGCAACGCAAATAACAAGGATTCAGGGTGCAAAGGCAGACCTGAAAGCATCAATCGAGGCCAAGGGCGTTACGGTTCCATCCGCTACGCTCATTAGCGGCTATGCAGCCCTCGTTGACCAAATAAGCAGCGGAGGTGGTCTTCCTGATTCTGACGGCCTGATTGACCTTGAAATTGCAAACATCGATATGGCAGAATCGGCTTCTTCGATTACTCTTACCTACACTCCAACATACCTGTTGAGATATGCCCCGTCAACCCCAGTAAGCAACAGAAGTTCAATGTCCGTTTCAACAACGGTTACGTACCCGTCCGTAGTGTGGACATGCAGCAACCAGTTGATTACTATCAGCGGTGCAACGGCAACTATTCCGACAGGGTTCAATAACGATGTTGTATTCACTGCAACATGGACGGACTACAACGGGGATTCCCATAATACAACAAAAACTGTCCACCTTATGAACCTTAAATACGCTAGTCTAAATGTCAGTAGTGTTAACCCGAACTATAAGTATATTGCAATAAACGCATGGCCAGCTAATGTGAAGAAGTGGGGTTCGGCGTACGAGTCAGCAATTTCTAGTGTTGAAGACTACCGAGACTGGCATATCTGCACAGGGGTTGACGCTGACTACGCTCTAACGTGGCAAGAGACTTTCGGTGTCGTAAGCAACAACGGAAGTACCGCTTCCTTGTTTGATACAGTAGCAGACGCCAAGGCCGCAGTCGATGAAATGAAGTCATAAGGAGGATGACATGCAAGTAGTAGTAGGAAACCATGGTGTCCCGTTGATATATTCTGACAGGCTTATTGGTGTTGGAACATACCTAATCCCGTATGCTACGGAAAAGACATGGGATGGACTAGAAGATATACCGCCAGATTATGCCATAGAAATATGGTATGGTCCAGATGTGGAACCTCCGACGAAAGTTTACATGTCAGTCGGCAAACATGCACAGAAAGTTCTCGACGTGGAAAATTCTGAATGGATAGACAAAACATGGAACGTAGTCGGCGATAACACAATTCCGCATTTATATGGAACTGGAATATGGCGATTCAACAACCATGTGTACCTTGATGCTGGTAATGCTCATAAATCACTGGTAGGTGGAGATAACGGAACCTGGTATAGAACAAGCCATGATGGAATGACTGGTGGAATACCGTTAAGTGGAGGTTATGTCTGGACACATGGCGGTTATGCATATAACTCTAGAGGTGCAGAGCAGTATTCCGTATATTCACCTTCTGGAAATGATACATGGAGAATTCATCAATGGGGAATTGACTGGAATCCAGGAACAGCAGCTAGCTTCTATGCATCAAGTATATGGGAGGACAGAGGAAAGGTTTATCTATCAGCTGGCGAAACCCAGGCTGTACTTAACATAGGTGAAAGTAAGTTGTACAGAAAACAATGGAACGGACTTACCGTGTTCCATGGTGAAGACGTATGGTCAAACGGCACTTATACGTTCTATTCTGACAACAAGAGGCACTACGTTCTCGACAGTGAAAGCTCTACATGGTACAGGATAGACTTCGGAATCAACTTCTACGGGAGGTATGTGTGGACCGACTTGCATGGACACTGGTATGTAAACTTCACTCACGAACTGCATTTTAACTAAGGAGGAAACCATGTGGGATAATCCAGAAATCATTGCGGCAGTGGTCTCCATCTTGATGGGCGTCTCTGGCGTGCTAACTGCCATTGCCGTGTACATCAAGAGCAGGGCCGATGTCTCAGCCATACGTGATGAGCGCAAGGCTACGAAGACTCTCAGGGACGAAGACAGCCAAAAAATGCATGACGACATCTTGAAACTGCAGTTCCAGGAGGGCCAGAACAGGGACAACATAGGACTACTTTTTCAACAAGTAGCTGACAGTAACAAACAAATCTCCCTAATGAACCAGCAACTTACACAAGTACTCGTCAAGATGGACAACGTAATCAATACCCTCAAGGAGTTGAAGGAGGACTTTAAAAATGACCGCACCTAAGCAAATGCATGTAGCTGCGAACTTTCCGCAGGATTTCACCGAAGAAGAGAAGGCACAGGCCAGGGCCAACATCGGTGCAGCAGCTGACGGTAACTTTCCAAAAATTGAAAAGTATACTGGCTCAACGGCATACGGCCCAATCTACAACGATGTGAGCAAGCTCCGCCTAGGAAATGGCGGGCTTGTCAGTGCATTCATCGACAGCGACGGCGAGCTGTACGGAATCATGCCGCCTGTCCCAGAAGTCGCTGGAAAGGTTCTGAAATCTGGAACAAGCACTGTAGAATGGGCTGACGAAAACAAGATGAAGAGAGTGACAACTACACTCCCTCCTACCGAAACCGCATTTAATACACTGATATTCTTCACGGACGGTCGTGTTCAGGGAGGCTCGTCCTCTCTCGGATGCCTTGCACCAGCCCCAGGTCAGGGTGATGCGGGAAAGGTTCTAGTTGCGTACTGGACTGGTTCCCCAGGAATCGGTACTGCAAGGTGGGAGACTATTACAGTCCCGACGGTAGTTGACTACCTGGCTGGAACAGGCATCAAATCCAGTGTAAGTCCTTCCACTGGCAACGTTACGTTCTCGTGGAAATACTCGGTCGGCAGGAACCTGCACGTCAACCAGAACGACGCAATCCAGACGAACCTTCCTGGGGGACTTTATGATGCGCCTACTACGGAGTCGAACAGCTTCGCAAGGCTGGGCACTGGTGCCGATTTTGCTGGCGCCTACAGGCTGATGTGCAGGCACAATCCGAATGGAACGTACGAGCTGGCCATCCAGTACACGGCATCTGGCACGTCGTCAACGATAACCTTCATCGGCACTGAAACCGTCATCGGCCTCGACAACTCGATTACTACTAATCAGGCTGCATACATATCCGAGTCTTCCTACTACACCCCTTCCACTAGGTTCGGTGGCAATGCATCGACCGTGTTCAACCCTGCATCGCACAAGGCCATCATCTATAACGGCATTGCACAGATAGGCCCGACCAGCGACTGCAAGATTGCCATCTGGAAGGACAATGGAGCCGTCAAGGTTTCGTTTACGGCAATCGAAGTAGGAAAGGTTGGAAGTACGGTGTAAAAAATGTATGTTTGGTATAGTATGGTTTGCGGCAGCCATCACGTTAGCGGCGTGGTGGCTATTGCCGCCTAAAAGATAGGAGACCCACATGGGCGTTATTTATGCAGTGGGCATGTCGAAAAACGTATTCGATGTAGCACCAGAACACGGACGTACACCATTCATCGTTGACGAGCCACACGAGGGAGACAACATTGATTCAGAGAACTACAGGCTCAACGAGCTGACAGGCTTATACTACCTGTGGCGCAACGTACACAACGTGGGCTACAAGGGCTTGGAGCATTATCGCAGGGCGATATGGGACAGGACTAACCATCACCTTCTGGAGCCGTCCGAAATCGAGGATATACTGAAAGACCACGATGTCATCCTGACCAACAACTACGTATTCTTCCCTGGCACCATGGACAACTACTGCCAGCCACGCAACGGATATCTTCACCACATCGAGAGGATGAACGACCAGTGGAACGGATTCGGCGACTTTTACTGGAACTGGATTTGCACTCACTACCCGAATGAGCACAGCTGGTGCAACGTTGCCATCGCCCGTGAGGACGTGCTCGACGAATACTGTGATATGGCCTTCGACCTTGTGTTCAACTTAAAGCAACCTGCTGGTACGACACGGTACTTCGCCTACTGTACGGAAAAACTTTGGTCTCCGTGGTCTGCATGGAAGAACTTGAAGGTATACTACGGGCGCCTCCATGTTTACAGTGCGAAACCGCAGGATGCAAAATACTAATGAAATAATGTATATTAGTATTGAGGATTAGAATGAACGCTGCTTATTCATACACATTTCTTACTGGCGCCTCCACACTGTTCGACTTGAAGTTGAACAAGCAGAGGCTCTACATTTTGTCACATCCCGTCGAATACCAGATATCATTCGATACGGGTGTGCTTCATGTAAGGACGGAGAAAGGCTTCGAATTCGACAGCCGCTCTGGCCCAATACTGCTCGACTGGTACGTACCGAACCTAGGCACTCTGGACGAACGGATGGCATGGCACATGCACGACTGTCTGGCTTACGCACAAAGTCTCAGCTTTGTCCAGACAAACTATGCATTGAAGTTTGTTCTAAGAGACCTCGCCTCATACAGCAATACCAAGGCAGAACTTGTACGTATGGCCGTTAGTCTTTCAAAATCATGGTACGGCATGCCTACTCATGAAGACAGATGGTACGTTAATGTAGACAAAGTAAGGACAGTGTTTTATGCAAAGTAAGAAGATAACTAGCCCAAAAATACCAGGCAAAGAATATGTAAACTACAATCTGGCTTATAGATACCCCTTCTGGGAGAAGACAGTTATCGAGCCACCGAAGGTTACCAAGGTCCCTCCTAACAGTGTGTGGGTACTTTTCTGGTGGCGCCCGAAGCCAGACATGAGCCCGATGGAGCAGATGCACATGGAGGTCTTCAAGAAGGCCAAGCCACTGTTCCGTAGCGTAATCATCTTCTACAACAGTGAGCTGCCGATACCTCCAGAATTCAACGGGTGCTACGTCGTCAGGGTCAAGAACGACGTTACCCGTGGTGAGAACTGCTCCTTCGTTGAAACTCTTGCACAGGCGTTGCTAGGCAAGGGAGACTGGGTGTTCCGTAGCCACTTCAAGGGACAGAAGCCTAATTACGACCACTACCGCCTAAAGAACATCGAGTTCTGGAACAAGATTATGTATGATTATTGTCTGGATATGGAGCCGTTCGACAGCATAATCAACTCTGCAATCACGTGTTCCGACCGCAGTTGGCTGGACCCCTACATAGCCGCACTCCCCGGCCACCTTGGAGAACTTGCCGACGTGCACTACGAGGACCATCCATGTGGCTCATTCTACTGGTTGAACTGCAAGAAGTTCCGTGAGTGGGCCGACACGAATAATGTAACATTTGACGATATCAAGCGTATCAATGCCGACAATGTTCCTGCAAAGCCGTGGCTCGTTGAAGTCCTTCCTACCGCCCTGTTCAGGGAAAGCCCGTCGAAGTATTATATTAGGCAGAGCCCATACCATATTTACGACCGTTACATTCTGGAAGGCAGGAAGATGGACTGGGCGTTAAGGAGGAACGATGAAGTTCAAAAGAACCCATAACAAGATACAGTCTGAAAAGACTAAGTTCAGAAGAACGTCTAAGTGGACGAAATTCCGCAAGATGATGAAGGCGGCACAGGTGGTAGACCCTATCACTGGCAGTCGTCTGTCGCCTACGTGCAACCTTCACCACAAGGACTTGAACCCAGACCATTATACTGACATATCCGACAAGGAGAAGTTTGTTTGCCTGAATAAGACCTCTCACGATGTTGTGCATTTCTTGTGGCAGGCACGTGGTGGATGGCGCAAGGCTGTACTTTCTCTTATTCGAATACTTAAAGAAATGGAGCGTATAAATGGCTAAGAAATCATGGGGTCTTCCATATATGGGAAGCAAGAACACAATTGCGAAGGATATCGTTGATACACTTCCGAAAGGCGAACGCCTGGTTGAACTGTTTTGCGGCGGATGTTCAATCACGGACTACGCATTAAAGAACACAAGCAAGTTTGAACGGTTTCTTGTCAATGACCTTAACGGGTGGTCTCCACAAGCATACGTCAAGGCCCTTAACGGCGGATTCAACGACGAAGAACGATGGATTTCCCGCCAAGACTTCTTCCGCCTGAAGGATACCGACCCGTATGCACATATGTGCTTTTCTTTTGGAAACAACGGCAAGACATATATGTATAATCCAGCGCTTGAACCCTATAAGAGAGCCCTGCACCATATTATCTTCTGGGAAAATTACGGGCCAATGGAAGACCTTTGCCCGCAAGTCGTTGATATCATCAAGGAATACTGCAAAGGCAAAGACCGTAAAGGAAGGCGCCTAGCTTCTGGTTATGCTGTGGCCGACCATATAAAGCAGAAAGGCTCAATCGAATATTGGCAATCAAACCCGATGTTTAGGACGGTCAAAGTTAAATGGACGCCAGAAAGGCGCGGTATAACAACGTTGGAAGACCCTAAAACTACACAGCTAGACCCACAACAAGTTCTACCAAGCCTGGTAAGCCTGGAAAGACTGGAAAGCCTGGTAAGCCTGGAAAGACTGGAAAGAGTGCAAAGCCTGCAAAGCCTGGAAAGCCCAGTAGAAACATCCAGTATGAGCTATGCTGATTACAAGTATCGTGATGGTGATGTAATCTACTGCGACCCACCATATAAAAACACTGGTGGTTACGGAATCCAATTTGATACCGATGCTTTCTGGGATTGGGTTCGCACCCGCAACTACCCCGTTTACGTCTCGGAGTACCAGGCGCCAGAAGACTTTGTAAGCATTTGGAGTAACGAAAAACGCTCGCTGTTTAACGGTAAAGGTCTGTCCAAACCAGTGGTTGAACACCTGTTTATTCACGAAAAATTCAAAATATATAAACAGTAGTAGAGAACAACAGTTAAGAGGTACATTATGAAAATTCTTATCGCAATTCCTTGCTCGGACACTATCTGTCCAGAAACCTTCCGTTCCATCTATGGACTTGACCGATGCGGTCACTGGTGCCTGTTCGACTTCATCCGTGGCTACGACTGTGCCTCGGCCAGAAACAGGATTGCCGAAGAGGCCATGGCCATAAATGCCGACTACGTGCTCATGGTGGACGCCGACAACGTCATTCCAAGCAATGCCCTCAAACTGATGCTGGAGAACCCTGTGGACGTTTGCCTGAGCTTCTATGCCCATAGGACCACTGACGGCTCCTACAAGGGCAATACGAACATCTGTAAGCTATACAAGCTCGACGGCAGTGAATATTTCAGCTTCCCGTTGGAGTCTGAATACACGGCACAGGAAATCGAGAAGATGGTTGCTGACGGTGCCACCAAGATAAGGGTTCACGGTGGCGGCCTAGGGTGTGCCCTCATCAAGACCGACGTGTTCAAGAAGCTAGGCTACCCTTACTTCAAGTGGGTGAACTACGAGGACGAGAAGCACAGCGTTCTCGGGGAGGACCTGTTCTTTGCTGTCAAATGCAAGGAGAAAGGAATCCCTGTCCATGCAGATGTAAGGGTGAAGAGCGGGCACGTCTTCCGCTACGTCCAGAATGTCTTGTAGCCTATGTATTACATTGTACCAATTGTAAACTCGACTTGCCGTTTTTAGCGAAATTTCGAAGGTAATGTAAACTTTTTGTCAAAAAAAGTTTGCCAGTAGCTACCAGAGACAAATGAGAGAGAGCTCGCATATGTCTTCTATAGTAAAGATATATATAGGGAGATTTTTTGAGTTTTTATACACATTTGAGCACCTAAACAATTGTAAGTTAAATGTAAGAAAAAAATAAGCATCTTGTAATAATAAATAAGAGAATTTTACATTTACAGACTGCTAAACTATTAGTATATTTCTATTAAAAGAAAGCCAAAAACGGATGCTACCCGTGCAGCTTATCAGAGAGTTTCCTTCCGAGGGGCCTGTCCGAACGCCAGTAGCATTGGCCAAAGACAGGCCCCTTTCCGTTTAGGGGGTCTGGGAAGGAAAGTATGAACGAAAAACTATTCGAAAAATTCTTTAACAAAAAGTACCAATTTAGCGTCCGTGGTTCTCTACAAAATTTAAGTGGACGCCCGATGACATGCCAAGGTGTATTTGGCGGATATCTTAACTGGCTTGAAGAATCTGCCCATGAAGATGACGTAACGGTAGCCCAAGTCAGTGCATGGGTTGAAAAGAACAAGCCAGCAAAAGAAGAGGAAGTCAACGAGGAAGAAGAGGAAAGGATACCTCCAAAGGAATTCGTCACCAACTGGCTGAAAGACCATGCGAATGAATGGATAATCAGCCCCGCATGGAAGGAAATCAAATACAGAAAGCTAGGGGTGACGACGTATAAGGATATTGAAAGTCTTCGTGTCGCCATCATGAACGATATCTACAATGGGACTAGCCATTACACTATTGATGCCATCAAGTGCACATTACAGACGATGTATCTTAACGGATATCAGGCTGGCCTTGCCACTGTCGTTGAAAGCGTCAAGTATGACGAAAAATATGTAGATGCTGGCGAACGCTGGCTTAAAGCGATGTACAACTACTTCAAGCCTAAGGAAAGCTACGAAATTTTCAGTACTCTTATGAAGCATTGGGCGTGGCAAGTAAAGAGAAAGATGAACGATAGGCCCGTCAAGTATCACATCTGGATTAACCTGTTTGGTGCTGCTGGCCTCGGTAAGACTACTGCCCTAAACAAGATTGCCGCACCTATCACTGACTTCACGTCAACGACTAGCATCGCCAAGCTCTTTGATGACACAAGGGAAATCAAGAGACTCACTGAGAACTTCATCCTTATCTTCGACGAAATGGCCGTGAACGTGGAGAGCGAAGCTAGCGGAGGGCGCCTCACGGCAGACCAGAAGGCCATCCTGAAATCAATCATCACTGGCGAAAAGATGGATGCCCGTATATACGGAACGCAAGACCAAGCTAAGAGGAAGATTACGTTTAGCTGCATTAGCTCGGCTAATGAACACCTCTATGATGTAATATACGACGAAACCACGATGCGTCGTTTCTTCGATTTCAATTGCACTGGAACACGCCCCGCATCCTTCGATGAAATCAACAAGTATCTTGACAACTCCATTTACTTCTGGCGTTCAATCGACGAGAACTTGGACGATGGCTATTTCTGTCCTGATAACGAGGTTGGCCGTCAGATTACGCAAATCCAGTCAATGTACTATCCTACCAAGACAACGACGAAGATGTGGGCCGATGCTGTTAATCTCCGTGTTGGTAAGACGAAGCTAGAAAGTGCATTCCGCTTTTACTCCAATTGGTGCAAGGAAACTGGTAACAAAGGCAAGGCCCTCCAATACTTTGCCCGAGATATTCAGCATATTCTCCCTGATAGTGTTTGCCCTAACGGAAAGATTTATGTAGATTTCGATACGACTGACAGTGGAAGTGACATGGCAGAAAGCCTGCTTACGAATACACAACCCAGTGAAATCATAGATGACCCGTTAAATTTGATGTAGGAATTAACATGGACATTTTAATTCGCAAGAACTTCTACGACAAGTCTCTCTGGCACTGGCTGCCTACTCCTGAAACTTGGATGTCAATCATTCGTAATCCAAGGGTAGTCGTTGAAAAGGAAAAGGCTCCGCTCGGTATCTATGGAACTCTTGTGCCTCAGCCAAAGATAAACATGGAAACCATGCAGCCTGCATACATTGGCGACAACATAGCCACACTCTATTACTTGCAGCTAGACTACGACAGCAGCATCAGCATAGACGAGTGGATGGCTGACCATAAGGCACTGTCCTACGCATTGTACACCAGTTACTCGCATGGGTACAAGGGCACACACGACCGCTTCCGTGTCATCATTCCATTGGCAGAAAGACTCGATGTTCAGTCACAGGACTATTACTTTAAGGAAGCAATGGTTAACGAGTGGGGCTGTGACCCGTCATGCTTCGACAAAGGGCACGCCCAGCTTCTACCAATTATCTGTGAAAAGGGTGCACCTTATCGGTGTGAGTTCAATAGGGGTGTCAAGTACAGTATCGACTGGAATAAGGTCGATGAACGCCGTGAGCGTGCCTATAACGAACTTGATTTCCACCATGCATGTGTTGAGTTCAGCAGGCGTTATATGGCGGCGCCTACGCAGAAGCAGGAAGAGCGTGCCCGCATAGAGTGGGCCAAGTCTAGGCTTCGGGAAATGCACGAGGGAAACAGGAACCAGACATGCTTCTCGGTTCTTTCCTACCTGAAAAGGAACGATATCGATTACATGTGCGTGGATGAACTGGAAGAGGAAGTGCCTGTGGATTTCCTTGACGAGTTCAGGAAAATGGCTGTAAGAATTTTGTAAGAAACATATAACAAATTTATAACATAAAATCCCTTTACAGAAGAATATTTATAAGCTAAACTATATATGTAAGACTTGAAAAGGGGCACGGCCCATCACCCAAATCCACCGTGCTGGTGTAACTTAAAAACAGGAGCTCATTATGAGTAACGAACAAGCAAACAATCTCGGTCTCACCCTTGACGCTGATACACTCGCTGCTTTCGAAAGCGGTGAAAGCGTTTCCAAGTTCCTTCTTGAAGAAGGCGTGTACGACGCTGTCGTTCGTGGATACGTTATCAAGCAGCACATGTTTGAAAATGAAGACCATGGCCCTAAAATTCAACTCATCTGGCAGCTTACCGATGGCGAAGGCCTCGTTCATAGCCTTCTCGGCAAGAGGTGGAAGTTGTCCGCCGATGAACGCTCGGTTTTCCGTAAGGAAATTTGCAAGTGGTTCAATAAGAACGACTGGGGCACCGTGGTTGACATCCTCAAGAAGGGTGGCATCCTCGTCGCAGATGCTGAAGGCGCCCACTTTGAACTTGACAAGTTCATCGGAAAGAAGGGCAAGCTGATGGTCAATCAGGTGACATCCAAGAAGGGAAAGACCTTTAACGACATCGTGAGCATTTCTCCCGCATCCAAGAATTCCAAGGATATCGCTATTGATGACATTCCTGCATGGATGGTTGACAACGCCCTCGACTATCGTCTGGAGAAGGGCATAAAAATCCGTGAGCAGGAAACAGAGGAAACCAATTCCCCTGATGCAACTCCTGCCACGAACAACGTGCCGCCTCCTGACGCAAAGTTCTCGGAAGACGACCTTCCGTTCTAATTAAAAGGTTCCAAGGTAGCTCAACTGGTAGAGCAGGAAAAACGCCAATCCGAATTTTTCTCCGTGTGGTTGCGCATGTGATTGGCTACTTAGGTCTGATAAACCCCGTGTTGTGGGTTCGAACCCCACCCTTGGACATAAAGCCAACCGCCTCGACTGGCATTAAATCGACGAGGCAATTGTTCGTTCATGTTACTACCTGCTGGGGTTCCGCCTTCGGGCGGGGCCCTAGCGGGTGGCGGGTTTCTTTTAATCAAAATGTGTGCATGTAGTTACCCGCCATCCACTAGAGCCTTTACCCAGGAGAATATATATGAAGACAAAAGAACGCACAGCCGTAAACGCATTAGCTTGGGATAAGCTGGTGTTGTTAAAGGAACTCTCAGACCCCGAAAATTTGAAAGGCCTAGACATCAAATGGGTTCTTCGGAAGATGAACGACCCGTTTACCGTGTATTACAGCGATGCCCCATCGTTAGCACTCATGGAGTACATTGTTGCAAAGAACTGCGTAATACGTACACCATTTAAAATTGTCCTTAAAGTTAGGACAAAGAGTGGAAAGGGATACATGTATAGTCGTGCCTTAATCGAACCAAACTTTGAGACAGATGACTTGGTGGACCTTATAAAGCAGCTTGTTAGTCCTATGACTTCTGCCATGATAACAGAGGCTAGGAAGCATATAAATCTCGAAGACGTGGCATCAGTATCGGCATACGTTGAGGATGTATGAGAGAATACGTCGTACATGAAAGGATAAAGTGTGACATCTGCGAGAATGAGATGTACATGGACACCAATGGTTCAACCATGCAGGATGTTACACTTCCAAATGGAGCCTATGTCCAAACGCTTGTAGACGTGTCGGCATTCTACTTGGGAGCAAAGAAGACTTGCCTGTGCAAGGAATGCAGAAAAGCAATACTAGAAAGCGCACTTAGGTGCCTGGAGGGAGCAT